CCAGTCCTCGATAAACGGGGAGCCGGTCAACTTCTTGAGCGTGTTGCTGTTTCCCGCGTTGAGAATCATCGGCTTCAGCGGCTCGCCTGGACGCAGCTCGCGCTCGGCAAACCATGCGGTATTGAAGCGGTCCTTCGTCTTCTTGGTCCGGTCGCCTTCCAGCGTGACCCGCGCGATGGTGAGCACGGTAGGCCCGACGATATCGGCGCTGGAGAGATACGGCGAATCGAACGCCTTACGGAAATGAGTTTTAGTTTCCACGTTGTGCCCCCGCGTTTTGCTCTGGTTGGATGGTGTCGGCCGGCTGATCGGTGATCGCGCCGCCGAGGGCAATGACCGCCATCAGCGCCAGCCAGACCACGAAGCCCACGACATAGGAGCGGGTCCGAATCAGTGCGGCCCGGCGACGAAGGCGCTTCATTGGTCTGCCTCTGGCGTCTGGTGCTCGATGCAGAGCAGGGTCTGAATCTGCGCGGACAGTGCGTCCATCCGCTCCACGGCCTGGGCGTGAACCTGCTCGATCTCCTGCTCGTATCGCGCTATCAGGAGCGCGGTCGGGTTCGCCTCGATCTCCGGCCATTCGACTTCGACGGTGATGGTGCCGAGCAGTGCGCCATAGGCGGCCGGCCAATCGCTCATGTCGCAGGTGATCGCGCGTTGGGGCTGTCCTGGTAGCTGGTGGATGTAGAGCGTAATGGGCGTTTTCATGCCGCCTCCTTGGTCACGACCTTGAGTATTTCCTGCCACTGCCGCAGTTCCTCGCGCAGCTCCCGTATGCGGTCCTTGTCCTGGCTGTATGCCGGGCCGTCCGCATAAGGGAGCCCGGCTTCGAAGTTGCGGATAAAAGATTCACAGACGGCAATCTGCCGTTTAATCAACGTGGCGAACATGCGGCCCCCTATGGGTGTCGTTTGCTGTGGAGACGCAGCGGTGCCCCCGTTGGATGGGGGCACCGTGCGTCGATCCGTTACTTGGCTGTTGCGAGGATTAGCGCGATGGAGCGGAGGGGGGCCAGCGCCTCCCAGTAGTGGTACGCGCCAACACCGATGGCGCAAAGGATCATGAGGGTCATTATGGTTTTGTCGGTGGTGGTCATGGCGGTTGCTCCTTGCTGGGTTCGGGGTGCTGACGACTTGAGAATATCGCAACCGCAACGCATGTCAATAACTTAGGTTATTAAATTAGGGTATCGGTTTCCCTCGGGGGATAACTGCCAGGGTGATGTCCTGGAAGTCCTGAAGTCCTGGCGGGCACAAAAAACCCGCGTCAGGCGCGGGTTGTTTGGTGGCAGTTCGCTCAGGGTTCGAAGTAGCGCGTTCCTTTGAGAATGCCGGCGACGTAGTGAATCCCTTCAATGTTTTCGGCCGCAACGTGGATCGGCTTATGGTCCTCGTTGATCGACTCGAAGCGGTAGAACCCGTCCTTCAAACCGCAGAAAACTTTAATCATCTTGCGCCCGTCACTGGTGATGACCAGAACATCCTCATGCAATACCAGTGACTGGTTCGGCTCGATCACCACAAACTCCCCGTGCTTGATGCGCGGGCTCATGCTGTCGCCTTTTACCCTCAACCCGTAGGCGTCCGGGTCATCGCTGTGAATCTTGAGGAACCCTGACGGGCCGCCGTCTCCGTCAAAGTAACCATCGTCTCCAAGCTGTGCGATTCCGACCACTGGCACCAACCCCTTTTTGAGTTTGCGTTCTTCCGTGTCCGTGTTGGACGGCTGTTCCGCCGCTGAACCAACATCGACCAGCGTAGTTGTGGTGTGCGAAAAACGCGAATCGTCCTCGCCGTGGGCCAGCCATTCGACGGTGACGCCCAAGGCGCGAGCGATGTCTGGCAGGCGCTTGGACTGAATGGTTTTGCCGGAGGTTATTTTCTGGATTGCGACTTGTGAAAGGGGGAGGCCGCTGACTTCGCCAACCAGCTTTGCGAGCTGGAGCTGCGTCAGATTACGGGCGGCCATAGCGGTTTTCAGCCTATCGGCCAGGGTAGGGGGAGAGGTCGTATTCATGCGTCAAAGTTTATAACAAATGTTATTGGTCAGGCAACACAACCATCGTTTGGTCATTGACGGCTCGAAAACCTAGGTTATTATCCTGATACGAAAACGATACAGGTGGCCGACATGACGGACCAAGAACGCCCGATTGACCGAGCAGTTCGCCTCGTTCAAGAACGCCCGATTGAGAGAGCGGTTCGCCTCGCCGGGGGCCAAGCGGAACTGGCCCGGCTTTGTGGGACCAGCCAACCGCGTATCTGGCAATGCGTACACCGTAATTTGAATGTGCCGGCTGAGCTGGTGCTGAAAATTGAGCGTGCTGTCGGTGGTGCCGTGACTCGCTCCGAGTTGCGGCCCGATCTCTATCCGGTCGAATAGCGGCCAAAAAAAACCCCTGGTGTGTCGTGCGGACGGGCCAGGGGTTGTCGATGAGCGAGGCCAGTATGAACAACAATCTCAACACGATCAACTGTGAATCCCAGAACGCAGCCATTGCCCGCTACCTGGAGGAAGGGGGGCGCCTGACGCCACTGCAAGCCCTGGACCTATTCGGCTGTTTCCGTCTGGCTGCGCGCATCGATGACCTACGGAAAAAGGGCATGGATATTCAAACAAACATCATCCGGGTTCAGAACGAAAAAGGACGCGTCGTGCGTGTTGGCGAGTACTGGCTCTGTGGGGGTGAGTAATGGCCGGTGACTGGATCAAAATGCGGACGGCGTTAGCCAATGATCCCTCGGTCATAGCGATGGCCTGCACGCTGGACGTTGACGAATTCGAGGTGGTCGGAATGCTTCACCACCTCTGGTCCTGGGCTGATGCTCAGTCACGCGATGGTCACGTTCCTGGCGTGACCAAAAAATGGATCGACCGTTACGTTCACCGTGACGGGTTTGCTAATGCCATGTGCGCGGCTGGCTGGCTGGTCGTCGATGAGGCGGGAATTCAGTTCCCGCACTTCGAGCGGCACAACGGCAAACCCGCGAAGGACCGCGCGCTTGCGGGGGAGCGCCAGCGTAAGAAGCGCGCCAGTGTCACGCCTCCCGTCACGGATGTGTCACGCGGCGATAGTGACACCACCGTGACCAGAGAAGAGAAGAGAAGAGAAGAGAATAAAGAGCATGGCGGCGAGGCCGCGCTACCTCCGGCCGCTATCGAGCCACCGCCGCCCACGTCCAAAACGAAACGCAAAACCGCGCTCCCGGCTGAATTTCCGATCACCGCCGACATGATCGTGTGGGCGAATGAGCGAGCGCCTGCCGCCGAGCTGTCCCTGGAAACTGAAAAGTTCCTCAACCACTTTCGGGCGAAGGGCGAAGTACGCGCCGACTGGCTCGCGTCCTGGCGCAACTGGATGCTCAACGCTCAGACGTATGCGGGGCGGCGTGTCGTGCCGATGGGCAAGGCGGCCGGCCCTGACTTCGACGATCTGTCCTGGACCCGCGACTTGGGAGGCCTGTAATGGAAAAGGTCAGCAACGTGCTTGCGCGCATCACCGCTCGCAATGCTCCAGCCTCTGGCGGCGAACCAGCGAACATCGATGAGGCGGCCGGTCAGGTAGTGAACACGCTCATCAAAGAGCTGAAGGCGATATTCCCCGCGTGGCGTCAGGCGTGGCCCGACGATAATGATTTGAAGGCGTACAAGCGCTCGATGACAAAAGGGTTCATTGCCGAGGGCATCACTAGCATCGAGCAAATTCGCTTCGGTGTTCACGCCTGCCGCCAACTGGCGTCGGACTTTGTGCCATCGGTGGGCCGGTTCATTGCCATGTGCAAGCCCACGCCCGAGATGCTCGGCCTGCCGTCCGAGGACGATGCCTATGCCGAGGCCACTCGCAACGCCTATCCCAACGCAGGGCAAGTCAACTGGTCACATCCGGCCGTGTCCCACGCTGCGCGGGAGGTCGGGCTGTACAACCTGTCCACGCTGCCGCTGAAGGCCAGCCGCATGTTGTTCTCCCGCTCCTACGCGATCGTCTGCCGGATGTTGGCGAATGGTGAAGCGCTGCGTCCGATCCTGGTGGGCCTGCCGGAAAAGGTCCAGGGCCGGCGAACGCCAGAGGTGGGCAGGGCAGCGCTCGAAAAGCTGCGCGGCACTGTTCGAGGGGAGCCGGCCGATGAGTAGCGCGCCGAAACCGCCGCCCGTGGAGCTGATCTTGCGGGTCATGAATGACCCGGCCACTGGTAAGGCGACAGCGGCATTTGTCGCCGCCTCTGATGCTGACCGCTCGATGCTGCGCGAGCGCGGCCTACGACTCAATACGCGCGTGTTGGCGCACCTCACGCTCCCGCGTAATTCCCGGTTCAATCGCCTCGTGCATGGCCTGGGGAAATTGCTCGGCCAGCATCTTGACCGGTTCACCGGCCAGAATTCGCATGACGTTATCAAAGGGCTCCAGGTGGAATCGGGGGTGTGTTGTACCCGAAAGGAAATTGATATCCCTGGCCTGGGGCAACTGGTTATCAAGGAGGCGCAGAGCCTGTCGTATCAGTCGATGGGCGAGGACCGGTTCAAAGCGTTTTGGTCTGGCGTGTGCGCGTATGTGATCGAGCACGACTGGCCGACTTTGACCGAAGAGCGGTTGACGCAAATGGCTGAGATAGACGCATTCAAGGAGCCGACGTGATGTGTTTTTTTATCGAGGTGGTACAGCGTGACGGTTACGAGCTTTGGGTAGCGAGGGCGGTGGACCTTGCGCGGGAGCTGCATTGCTCGACTGATGACCTTGTGACGAAATCCGGCGACCCCATCGACGGGACCATGTGCCTGTGCGATCTGGACGCCGAGGCGACCGCGAAAAAGGTCGGCTTTCGATACGAGCTGGACGACGTGTACACGATTCGGCTGACGCAGCTATGACCAATCTCCGGCGACTGGCGCGCGGCCGTGACTGTCAGGTGCGTATTCCTGGCGTGTGCAATTTCGACCCTGACACGACGGTCCTGGCCCACTACCGGCTCGCCGGACTGTGCGGCATGGGATTGAAGTCCCACGACTTGTTCGGCGCCTGGGCGTGCTCCAGTTGCCACGACGAAATAGATCGGCGGACTAGTCATTGGCTCAATCACGATGACGTGGCGCTCATGCATCTTGAGGGCGTGATGCGGACGCTTGCCGTGCTCATCAGTGAAGGTCGGGTGTCGGTATGAGCGCCCGGCGTGGCCGCCCGCCAGGAACGAAAAAACAAATCGAAAAAACCACGCGCCAGACCTTCGACCTGATGCGCGCACTGGTAAAAAAAATCGGGTGCCAGTTCCCCGACACGCCAGAGGGCCGGCTGATGCTGTCGGTTATCAACATCGCGCTCAGTGACCTGATTACCAACAGAGGCGGCGTCGAGGCCGAGCGCTTCCGGGAGGACGCCAGACGCTACCTCAGCGGCGATATGTGGCACGCGCTGTTGTGTGGGGTAGACCCCGAATGGATTCGCTTACAACTCAGAATCGCCGGTTTTGAATACAAGGAGACGCGGCATGGACTGGCATCAGTTGAGCAAATACCGGATCGAGACGGCCGAGGGCTACATCATTACGCGGTCGCAAGTTAACGAAAAATCGGTCGTGTACATCGCGCGCGCGCCTCGCGTCTCTCCGATCATTTACGCGGGGCGCAATTTGGACGAAGCGAAGGCCGCATGTGAGCGGCACCTATCTGAGCAACCGAAAAAAGGGAGCGGGCCATCATGGTGAACAGCCGCAACAAGGGGGCACAAGTCGAGCGCGAATTCGCATTGATTGCGAAGGAGACGTGCGGGTGGAGTCTGGTGCGCAACCTGGAGCAAAGCCGCTCTGGTGGGCATGACCTGACCGGCCTGCCCGGCTGGGCCATTGAGGTGAAGGCGCGCGCCGACCGACCTGGGCCGGTGGAGCTGGAGCAGATGTGGAAGCAAACCGTCGACCAAGCGATTCGCGCCAATGCGCGGCCCATCCTGGCGCTCAAGGTCAACCGCCGTGGCTGGATATGCTACGTCGATGCTCACGATTTACGACCCGAATGGTGGGCGCGTGGGTGGTCCTGGGTGGCGCTTGAGCTGTCCGATTTTTTCCACATGGTCGAATCGCTGGAGGCGTCCGAATGAAACTGAATTCTGCGCGGCTCGCGTGGCATGACTGTTACTACACGCCCGGCGATTCACTGGCCGCGTTCGCCCTGGAGCGCGCCCGGCTCGGTGGCGCGGTGCAATTGTCCGAATTCGACGGGCGCACAAGCCGCGCAGTGCATCAGGCGATTGCCGGCCGGATTCAACAGGCCATCAACACCTTGCCCCGTTACGTCGCTGCCTTCGGGCACTGGATGTATAACCCCCTGGCTTCCGATGATTTGCGGGAAATGGCCGAGGCTGCCGTTTTCGTGCGGGCCTATGAGAAAATTCCGCGCATGACCAAGCACAAGATGGTGCGCGCTCGATACGTCGCAATGGGCGTCCTGTTCCGGTATCGCCGTATGCACCAAGGCGGCCAGAGCGCGAGCCTGGACCCGCTCAGCAAGCCGGAAATGTTCCGTGAGTGGCTGTACGGTGAATATGGCGTGCGGATTCGAAGCGAGGCGTGGTCGCGGGAATGGGCCGGTTTCGTCGAGCGCTGCTTCGATGCGTGCGACGATCTTGACCGCGAAGCTCTGGCGCCAGTGTCGGCGGTTATCGGCGTGATGAACTCCCCGATGGAGATCGACGCGACGGGTGGATGTGGAAGAGGCTGCACGTTCTTAATATGATCGCCACCGGCCGGCCACATTGGCGAGGCGGGATATGGAGCATCAGATGACCGGGATTACGGTATGGCAAGAACTCAACTCGACAGCCTTCGGTGAACTGCTCGTGATCTATGACGACGGTATCGCGCTGGTTCAGGATGGAGAGCATTTGTGGATTGCCGACGCGGAGCGCCTGAGGGCCGCTATTGAATGGGCGCGGAATACTCCGGCCGACGTCCATTTTGCGCATGAGGCATATGCCAGTTTTTGGGGGCAGTGTCCTGGCTGGATTGTTGCGGATATCGGGGCCGGTGACGAATTGCCGCTCGACAAGGCGGCATGTATTCACGCACTGACCCACGCCGGTTGCGAGCGGTTGATTCCGCCAATCTGGCTCGAATCGGCGGAGGCAAAAATATAGTCCGGGGGCCACTTGTGTTCCTGCACGGCTGAGACTAGGATTCTCTCAGTCTGACGCAGGTGCCCGCCTCGTTCGTTAGACCCTAAAAGCCCGGCCAAAACCGGGCTTTTTTTCGTCCCGAATAAAGGTCAGCCACATGCAGGTTGAACACCGGAAAATCTCCGACCTCGTGCCAAACGCGAATAACGCGCGAACGCATAGCGACGCTCAAGTGGCCCAAATAGCGGCGAGCATTCGGGAGTTCGGATGGACAAACCCGGTCCTGGTAGACGGATCGAACGGAATTCTGGCGGGGCATGGCCGCGTAATGGCCGCGCGCAAGATGGGCCAGGAAACGGTCCCGGTGATCGAGCTGGCGCACCTCACGGAAACCCAGCGACGCGCTTACATCCTGGCCGACAACAAGCTGGCGCTTAACGCCGGATGGGATGACGAACTGTTGCGCCTGGAGCTGGACGCGTTGCAGGAGCTGGGCGCGGACCTGGAGGTGATCGGGTTCGACTTCGACGAGGTTGAAGCGCTGTCGATTGATTGCGATCCGTTGGAGATGATGCCGGTGTTGCGTGAAGGCGACCGAGAACCATTCCGGCAAATCTCGTTCGTGTTGCACGATGAGCAGGCCGAGCAGGTCGAGCGCGCTATCAGCGTCGCAAAAAAGATGGGGCCGTTTGGTGACACGCAAAACGAGAACAGCAACGGCAACGCCATCGCGCGAATTTGCGAAATATTTTTGACTTCGCAGGGGGAATACCTGTGAGCGCGCCAACCGCAAAAGACATCATTATTCAACCGATCAGCTCCGCCGCTGCAAACGAGGCGGTGCGCCGAATTCACTACAGCGGAAAGTCGGTGAATAACAGTCAGTTGCATTTAGGCGCGTTCCTGGGCGGCAAACTTGAAGGGGTGATGTCCTTCGGGTGCCCGATGGATAAGCGCAAGTCGATAGCGCTGGTGCCCGGTACGCTGTGGAACGGAATGCTTGAGCTCAACCGTATGGCGTTCAGTGAAAAACTGCCGCGCAATAGCGAGAGCCGCGCGCTGGCCGTGGCCTTCCGAATGATCCGCAAGCACTACCCGCATATTGAATGGATTCTCTCATTCAGCGACGGGACGCAATGCGGCGACGGCGCAATTTATCGCGCCTCGGGCTTCGTGCTGACCGGCATATCAAAAAACAAGTCGCTGTTGCAGATGCCAGACGGATCGATCATCGCGAACAAGACGCTGAATAATCCGAACCATATCGCCGCCAACGGCAAGTCTGGGGCCAGTGCTGCGAAAGCGGCCGGTGCGCGCCCGCTGCCGGGCTACCAGATGCGTTACGTCTATTTCCTGAATCCAGATGCAGCCTCTCGGCTCGCGGTGCCTGTGGTGCCGTTCAGTCAGATCGAGGCGCTTGGGGCAGGGATGTACAAGGGGCAAAAAATTACGCGTGCAAAAGAGCAGGAGCCAGAGTTCCCCTCTGGCCTGGGCGGTGCGACTCCGACCTGCACGCTCCATTCAGACGGGTGAGGTGTGGCGATGGATTGGCCGGCAATTCGCCTGGAATACGTTCACGGTACGGCGACGTTGGCCGAGCTGGCAGAGCGTCACGGCATCTATCCGGCAACGCTGACCACGCGTGCGGATAAAGAAAACTGGGCCGATGAGCGCCGCCAACATCAGGAGCGCTCGCGCGCTGTGACCGGCCAGGAAGCCGATGTTGCGACGCTCCTGGCTCGCTTCAATGAGGATGACCTGACGGTGGCCCGTGCGATTCGCGCAAAGGCTGCTCAGATGATTCAAGGCACTACTACACCGGCCGAAATTGCCGCGCTTGCCAAGGTGATGGATATCGCGCACAAAATCGGCCGGGTAGCGTTGGGGGCTGACCCCGATAAGCGATAGCGCTTAGTTTATGGTCCTCGCTTTAATCGCCGCCTCGATTGCGTCCCAATCTGGCGTGTAATTAAGCACTGTCGGCGGTGGGTCCATACGCGGCCAGGACATCGGGTTTTGGTCGCCGTTTGCCCACATCGTCAGAATGTCGACCGATGTTACGGACGAGGGAAATTCTTTGTAGTGCCAGCCGATGACCTGAAAAGGACAGTCGCCTTCGCCGCGCAAATAAACCCACACTTTTGTGACGGTCGGATCGCTTACGTTGATTCGAATTTCGTCGTGATAAATATGACAATCGCCCATTTTTATTGCTCCGTTTGTTGTGTGTCAGGTACGCGTGCGACGGGGCCGGCCCACTCAAGTTCGACCAGCCACGGATAGTCCGAAAGGTCGCTCGACCAGATGTGGTCAGGAAAGCCGTCGGAAAAGAAATTAAAGTTGATCTCCGCCCGGTATACCCGCTGGCCGTCGATCACTTCAGAGTTCACGCCATTGTTCGCGCGGACCATGATCGGCCGGTTAAAATATCCTCCGCGCGCCCAAAAATACTCTTCTGGATGGCCGTTAAGGTCGGCCGGAATCGGGCGGGTTTTGCTCCAGGTAAGCGCGCTCATTTCAGAGAGTGCTTCGGCTCGGCCATCTTTGAGGCCTTGGCGATATCCGACCCAGTCGGGATTAAATTTTGGGTTTTGTTTCATAACCACGACTCCACGATATACACGTCGTCTTCTGGCGACCGAGGGAAGCGGTGCAACCCGGCCGGAATTTTGTCACGCACACTTTTCAAGGTTGGCCCGGTTACAGTTTCGTGTGTCGGCACTGCAACGCCACTGACTAACAGCCATTTGCGAGCGATGAACACGTCGGGATAGTCCGTAGGGTGATCGAACACGGTCCA